TTGGTGATTTATATGGGTTATAAATTTTTTCGTAAAATGTAATTCCGTTTAATTGAACTGTTAATGTAGCACCGATTGTCAGTCCAATAGGAATGAATCCAAATAAAGGAGGAACAAAATTTCCAGGTTCTACAAAGTTAATGTATACTGTAGTTCCCTTTGAAAAAGAACCATAATCCATTCTATTAAATGGAGTAGAAGAAAAACCGGAAGTTATTCCCCAATATTCATTATCAACAAGCAATGAAGGTGATTCTGCTTTATCAACGTAGGCAAATAGTGGAGATATAAATCCTCTATCTCCCGGGTTCGCTACTTTATTTTCAACTGATGCTGAAAATAAAGCAGTCATACCAGCCAAATTATTGTTTGTTATTGTTATTGGTTTGATATTTGAATTATGAAATGTTAATCCAGTATATAGGTCTTGTAATGCAACTGCGCCACTGGCAAATCTAGGTATAGGAATTAAATGATATTGACCTGATGGTATATGTTTTGGTATTACAAAAATACTTTCGTCTGTTTTAAATTCATCATTTGATGATTGAATATTTCTAACAGTATTTTGACGATTACCTGATGTCGAGGTATCAAAATAATCGCCTAAAATATCATTTATTTGAGTAGAATTTAATGATGTATTTGTTAAAGTAGCACCTGAAATACAACCAAGTATGGCAACGCAACTATAAATATTGGTTAATCCATTAGATAATATTGTACCTAACCCCATTAAATAATTTGCAGTATAAAAACTATCACACAAAACACTTATTGTTCCTCCTGCAACACCAGATGCAGAAGCACTTGTTATAGAAATATATTGCCCAGATATTGTTTGATTTGTATCTGATGATGCTGCAAAAGGAGCAGTACCAATAATACCAAACGCACCATATTTAATAGGATTTGAATTATCTTTTAATAAATTTAATTTATTGTGTAATTGATTTATAAATCCAACATTTGAAGTGTTATTTACAACATCAATTATTGTAACACCAAAAGAATGATGCCATGTTGTTCCTTCTTGGGTTATTACTGTATCTGTTGGGGAAATCGTAACCATTTTATCTGCAAATATTTGAGTATTGTTTGCATCAAAACTTCCAAAACTTGCACTGCTTGAAGCACTTGAGTTAAAATTTAATGATGAAATAAGACAATACACATCAAATGGGTCTGTAGAAAAACTAACACCATCAGTAGAAAAAGTAAATCCAGCTGTTAAAATTGTATTATTAGTAATACCAATATTTGATGTTGTAATGCTATGTGAAAATGTTAATTCAGCCATTTATTTTACCTCAAACCATAAGTCTCCACCCAATTTCATGTCTTCTCTGTCATCCATATCTGCAACGAACATATGATTTTCTTGTTGTTCCTCTGTATTTATTATTTTCTTATTCTTTAAATCTAGTAAATCTTCAAAGTAAACCTGTCTAGTTAGCCATCCAAACAAAACTAAACACATGACCAAGTCATCTTTATATCCATCATCGGCTTGGTATGAGTTAGCCTTTGAAATAAAGGTGTAAAGCTCAGAAACCATGTCCTGATCATAAAAAATCAGTTTATCGCATTCGATTAGATTTTTAAGAGCCGCACACCCAATCTTTTTCAATGCTGTACTTGTTCTGACTCCAAACTGTTTTTGGCCTCTACCAAACCCTAAAGAAATTTTTTGCCCAGCTCGACCCATATATTGAGTCGAAATAAGGTTTTCATATTCATAATCTCTATGTAAAATTTCTGTTACTTGGGAACCAACATCGTTGATTTCAACCAAACAATGAGCATTACCATATTCTGTACAGGCATTGTAAACCTCAATTGGAAAGTCAAAAGGTGAAATGACATTGTTTCGATAAACAGCAACCACCTCAAAAGGTTTGGTTTTTCCATCAATAATTACAAACGCACTATAATCGTGACCCTGACCTCTAGACGTATCAACCACACAGAAGTAAATACCGTCTTCATGGGGCGGTTTGTAAATACTGAGACCACCGGGTCTGCGCTCAAATGGCTGGTTGTAAACTAGCGTATTGAGTTTATATGTCGAAATAAGAGTGTTTGACGAACCTAAGAAAGAACATTCAAATTCACTTTCAAACTGCATCTCGCTAGTCTGATCGATCATTTGCTGCCGCCATTCAGCCCCTCTCATCGGTCCTCCGGGATACAGGGGTATCTGCCTCCAGTTTACCTCAATGGGCACATACTCGTTCTTACCCGGCTCTCCGTCCTTTTTAATGGCGTTCTTCCAGAAATGGTAGAACATATTCATACCATTTGGAGTGCTGACCATTAATACTTTGGTTGTTTGGCCTGAAGTTACGGTTGGAAAGACTGAACTAAAGAATTCTTCTGCTACATTATTTGGAACGTGAGCAAATTCGTCCAAGAAAATCATGTTAAACGAACCGCCACGAATTGCAGAAGCGGATGTAGTAGATGCGATAATTTTAGATCCGTTTTCTAATTTTAAAGATCCTTTGTTCCATTCTACTACACCTTGTTGTAACCATTTTGGAAGATATTCATATGCTAATTGAAGTCTACTTAAAATTTCTCTAGCTGTTGATCCTTTATTAGCCAAAATCGCTACATTCATACTTTGATTAAACAAAATATAATGTAAAATATATGACACCATTGTGGTAGATTTACCAGACTGACGAGGCAGTTTAGCTATAATAAATCTATTGTTGTGTATTTTCTGCACGATGTCTTCTTGATAATCATAAAGATCAAATGGGACTAAACCTTTATCAAGTGAAACAATTTTAATATAGTTTCTGATGAAATAAGCTGGATCTTTAGCACATTTAATATACTCCTGAACTTGTTCAGGGGTATAATCGATATGGATTCCAGCCTCTTTGAGGTTTGAATTGCCTAAATAACCTTTATGTTTTTTACTCATGTTCTATAAGGTGCAGTAGTTATTCCATCAACCATTGGACCAGCATCACGATATTGGAAAATTAAGTTGTAATTATTAAACGTGGTTCCGTCTGGTAATATTGATACTTCATCAGTAACCAACCAAACACCCATTGGATAGTATTTGCTTGGTACTAAGTTTCCAACTAATTGAGTCCCAGCAAAAACATCAACACTAAAACGTCTGATGTTATTATCAGTTCTAAGTGTACTCCATGAGTGCGAACCGTTTGATTCTGTTACAACAGACTTAGTATAGAAGTCTAAATCTCTATTTCCAGTCGTGATAAGATTAATGTTATCAAGGGTTGTTCCAGTGGAAGGTTCGACACTTGTTGCTAAAACATTTTGAACAAAATGATTATTATACCAATCATCGTAATATGAACCCTGTTCTGGTTTTGCATAATCAGTTGTTAAAATATATGGAATTGGTAGAGTAATTCTGTGTAAGATTAAATTTTGATCAGACCCAGTAACACCCAACAATCTAACTTTGCTAACTAAAGCCGGATTTAATTTAGATATATTAAATCCTCCAACTTCATATCTTAAAGCTTCTTCCATAGAAATATCGTCAGATGAAGAAAGATATTCATATGTTCTTCCATGGGTAGCAACTTCTATATCCCATAAAATATGATTCAACAAAATTTCATCATTGTATTTAAAATTGTTCCAAGATTTAGGGTGAATTCCGTAATACTCAGGACTAGAATCATTTATATTTGTTATAGGTCCTTGGAAAATTACAGATTGATTTAAAATATTAAGTGGAAGCGGTGTTAATAATTTTGATATGAATATATTTTCGTTATAAGAATGGTAAAAATTTATCGGTTGGTAATTTGGATTTTGTCTTTGATCACCCCCACTAAAATCTGTTTTTGAAAATATTGCAGGATCATTATAAGTAAATCCTCTAGCAAAATTATTTGCAACTGAAGGTAAACTATCCATAAACCAACTATTTTCATATCCATGTGGAATATGATATGTTACTCTATTAAATAAAACATTATTATAGATGAATATTCCAGAAACCCCATGACTCATATTTTCTTCAATTACGCCACGAATTTCTTTTGATTCGTGTTTTATTGCAAAAAATGGTTCATATTTTTCTGATAAAGATCTTCCCACCGAAGGCCAAAGTGAAGGTTCTTCATATTTACCAAAGAATGATACTAAAGTACCGTTACCCAATGAAGTAGGTAATTGATTTGTTTCAAAATATGTTTGATTATATGAAATACCTACATTAAAAGATGTACCAGTTTGTCCAACGGAGTCCTGAATAAACCAAGGAAGAAGCTTGTCAGATGATATATTTACTTCTTGTACTGATGGATTAAAATTAATGACTATATTTGTTACACCTTGTAATGCTACTGGATTAGATGGTGTAGGTCCATAACCTGTTCTTCTATATCTTGCCTGATAATTTGAGTAAGTATAAGGATAGCCATTAGGATAATGATATATTAATTCATATGGTAATGTTACTCCTTGAGAAAAGCTCTGAATAGTTATATCATTAAAACGAGCAGCTGATTTTAATTTAGGAATTCGGTTTACATGAACTGGAGCGAATTTGCATCCCGGACTTCTTCTTTCGCTTACTTCATGAAGTCCATACCAATATTTTCTAACCTCATTGTCATAAAATTCGTTCAATGGCAATGCATCAGTAGAAAACTGAATTCCTCCATGAAGACCTTTTCTCGACAGAGGTCCTGATGTAAACTGAATAAATGAATTTTTCATATTATCAAAGATTCTGTCAAACGACAGGCCGGGATATTCTGCATATTTGGCCTCAAGATTTGGCCAGAATTCATCTTGTTTGACTCTATTAATCCAAGCAGTTGTCAACCCATCAACCAAAAGCATGAATCTCCATACCATCATGGCATCAGCACCCAAACCCAGTCCCCATCTAAGTTCGTGATCATTAAAAATAATATCTACACATGGAGTAGGTGGGGTAAACGTAACACCATTTATATTTTTTCCAGCATAAACAAAATTGAATAATTTATTCCATCCTCCCACATAGGTAGTTCCAAATTTACCAGCAAATTCTTCTCTGCCTGTAAATCCAGTCGATTTATATGCAGTAAACCCAAGCATATCTGTAACAAGATTTGCAGTAAATGGAGATGGAATCAAATATGTGTTTCCATTATGGGCTATTCTATAACAGTCCATATATGTTCCGAGTCTCATCTTATCATTGTTATCAAGATAATTAAAATCAGAACCGGACAAATTGGGATTGGCGGTAAAAATCGGTAGAGTAGAACTAGAAATTACATTTGAATCAAAAAGTAGATTAGCTGGATTGTTACTACCAAAGGCAGTAATTTGCCAAGCTCTTAGGCCTGTTGCCCCACGATATGGATATAACTTTTGAGTAAATGTTGGATCAAATAATGTTCTTATTGATGGGGTTGCTTGAGAATGAGTCACACCAGTTGAATATTTTCCGGTGTCGGGATATCTACTTTGATTATTTTTGTCATAAATATATCCACTAAAACCACTCTCTATTGTGATGCCAGCTGTTATATATGATCCAATACTCATAATACTCGTAGTTCCATTCCACCCCCAAAATCCATTAATATAGTAAGATTGAGAACCATATGTTGCTTGGAACATATCTTCACTTGTTCTTCTATTTGCTAATGATCCTTGGGTTGTACCAAACACCCCGTCAGCTTGGTTTGCATATAAATTTACATTGGCTCCGGGTCTCATGTAAATCGACAAACAAGGCAAAACTCTATTCTGATCATAACTTATACCAGCCCACATACCGTTGTGTATAACGCTACCAAATGGAATTTGTGGATTGTCAATTGTATTTGCTCTAAATGTTAAGCCAAATGCACGATAATATTCAAGCAATCCGGGCGTTTTAATATTAAGATCATTATATGAGCCATAATTATAAGCCAAGACAAGATTGTTACCTCTTGGAAATTGTGTAACACCGCTTTGAGTAAAGAAATAGTGGTTGGAGGACATTAAATCACTAAAAGTTGTCCCAGAAAAATTAGCCAACTGTAACAATGAAATATTTTGAGCAGCAGATCTAACTTCAAACGCTGGCGAATTATCCGATACTGTACCTAAAAATACTCTTACATAAAGGTCTTGTAATAAAGGAGCAGATGCTGGAATTGCAAATGTGACACTATTAGTACCATCACCGACATCAAAAGTTTCTGGATCGTAGACTATTTCTTGAATGTAGTTTGTAAGATTTGTAATTACTATAGTTGGATTTCTGGGGAATATTCCGCCCTGTCTCCATGTTACAGTTATTGACTGATTATCAAGATACAAATCATCATTTACTTGAACGTCTGTAATAAACTGTAGAAAGCTATCTTGAGTGTTAAGGTTGAAATCAGTTGTAAGAATTGGTGTGGCTTCACGCTCTGGGCCAAACAAATAAGTACGCATTACAAACTGTAAGGTACTTACTACAGCTCTACGATTTCCGAATCCGCCCTCGTAGTCATTTCCAATCTTTGATGCAACTAGATTAATCGGAACATCAATGCCTCTAGTCAGAGTTTTATCGAAATCTAAAGTAAGAATATATTCGGGGGTGAAATAAGGAGCAATTTGTTCAATAATTTGAAAATTTTCTTCAATATTACGAGTGTAAATTGCAAGGTTAAATTGCATCAAACAGGGATATTCACCAATTTTAATTTTGGTTTTTGTTTCTCCTTCTTCTTGATAAAAAAGTTTATTGAACTCAAGTTTATTTCTATGTCTCTGCGTGTCATATTGCAGATTTGACATATCAAAACTCATCATAGGGAGAGTTATTTGAAGCTTGTCTTTATCAGAAATGCTTGATGGGTTCTGAAGGCGACTTACATATTTTTCTTTGCCGCCATAAACGAAAGGAACTTTGATTTTTTTAGAATCGTCTGTATCTTCTCGGTTGACGTAAATATTATTAAATAACGAAGCAAATGCTATCGTGTTCTTTTTAATGCAATCGTTATAAAATGAATCAAACATTGTTATCCTGTATTATCGCTTTCTTTGAGCTTCTTTCCTTATTTATCATGTCTTGTAGATCTAAAGTAGAGCCAACAAAAATAGCATTATTTGTTTGTTTAATTGTGGTTTTTTCGCTATCTTTGACCTTTACATGAACATCCATCAAGTCTTTATTAATCTCTGAGAGAGCTTTGAGCATGTTTGTAGCGACTTCATATGCTCTGGGGGAGTCTCCGTCCTGAGCAACCTGAAGAATGCCATCTAAAGCCATCTTACCCTTTTCTAAAATCTCTCTGATATTATCTCTAGCATATTCATAGTCATCATCTACATTTTTCTTTACTATAGACGATTCTTGTTTAAGGGCTTTTGGAGTAGTTATTTCAAGAAAATTGTTAAGTTGTTCTTTATTTGTTATATCAGACATTTAAATACCCTCTGAAAACGGATTATCTTCACTATAGTCAATCAAACTTGGGGTGACTCCAGCGTAATAATCTTGCACAAGCATATCGAACGGATTATCAATATCAGAAATATTGTCAGTTTCTGTATTAAAATATGTAACAACATTAGATGATGTAGCACCAGTCATCGATGCGGTAATTCCAAATTCATTGGATACTACAATATCTCCAGACACAAATGTTCCCTTAATAGGAGATAGCGTAAGCTGCTTGACTCTACTATTGTAATTGACAATAGCAGCTGTCTTTGGAGATGAACCAAAAGTAAATCCGTTCTGGTACAGCTTATCTCCGATAGTAAATTCATTCATAAAAGTACCGCCAGCTTCATTGATAAACAATGAATAGGTTTCTTTTGAGCGATCCATAATAGAATCCAGTGGAGAATCTGTATTGAATTCTTCGTGTGAGAAGACGAAGGTTTCACAGAATAAAGTAAAGGTATAAAGTTTACCTAGTTGATAAAATGGCGTTTCGTGTTCGACAAAATTTATTTCAAAAAATATTTTGGATAAAGGAAAGTAAATTAAATCACCCTCTCTAGGGCGAGTAATTGTATCAAATCTTTCAGTTACTTCTTTAGTGAATCGTTTTTTAGAAACTACTAAAGTTACGTCATCCTTAACTTCAATTCCAAATCTCGACGCAAGATCGCCTGCACCACCGAAGCCATTGACTGTAGCGGGATACATTTCTATCTCAATTTTATTTGTAAAGGAAGATAATGGATCTTCACCATAAAGAACAGAGATATTATTATATTCCCTGGGAATGTAGAAACAATTTTTGCCCATCATCTTAATCGTTTCAATGACGATGGACTCGGTTACATTCTGCTCACCAGAATAATTGTCTCTAAAATAAGGATTAGTAGCCATTTTTATCCTGTCATGAAGTCAGGTGGATATTCGTATGCAGATCTTACTTGTTCTTCTAGAATTGCAACTTCTTGAATTGCTTCTGCAAAAATTGAAGATCCTCTTGTTACAATACCTCCGGGTAGCTGAACACCATCAAACTTTGAGAGGTTTGCTCCCCATTGTCTCTTAATAAGAGCCGTCACATATTTCTTTAAAAGAATATCATTGTAAATTTCCGTGTATCTTTCCGGGTCTAACAAAACATAAGCTTCGACAGCCAAATGGGTTCCAGCCTTCATTTCTGTCCAATCAGTTTCAATTTGAAGCTTGTTTGTAACCTTGGAGAAACGAATAGCTCTTTCCGGATCAAACATCATTTCGATTAACCGGATATATCGTTTTGCAATATCATAAGTTGCTACTGGTGCAGCACCACTTGTGTTGAGATTGGTATTAATACCAAAGAAGTCATTCAATGCTAGCTGGTAGCGAATATCAAAAAAGTTATTTGAGCTATGAGTACCGAAAGGAAAAATTCTAATTATTGATAATATATCTCGCCCATCTGGACGGCCAGACGCATCAGCCCCGACCATGGGACCAAAGGCATCCGTATTGATATATTTACGATCTACGTCTTGCTGAGTGACAACATAATCAAAATAGCAACGATCCACCCCGTCAAAATGCCTCTCGGCAAAGAACTGGAGCGCATCGTCAAGCCTGTCATAGGCTTGCTGCATATCGACATTTATTTCGATTACAGGTGATCCTAAAGCTCTAAAAGCGTAATCTATTAAAGATTCTCTGGAATTTAATGCTGGCATACTATTATGTATGCTGCATTAGATTCAGTCGGATTTTTTCTTAAAGATGTTTTTTAGTTCATCTTGAGTTACTTGTTTTGACAATCCTAAAGAGGCAGG